TACCTACTCAAACTGGCAATGCAGGTAAGTATTTACAAACTGATGGTTCAGATACATCTTGGGAAGCTGTAGAGGCATTGTCCATCACTGGTGGCTCGCTAACAGGGGGATTAAACCTAGCACGCAGCACAATCACCCAACACGCCACAACAATGGACTTATGGGCGTTAGCTAATACCATTGATGGCACAGGCTCAGCAGTCACTATTACAGCGATTGCCAATGCTCCACAAGCAGGTGCAAGCCGAGATTTTGTGCCACTCGCAGGCACGACGATTACGAATAACGCAATGTTTGCGGTACAAGGCAATGCCGACTACGTTTCGCAAGTGGGGGATATTTTCACATTCACAGCCATTACGGTTTCTACTTATGAGGTATGGATTTTTAAAAGAGATGGTACATCATTGGTTGTTGCCGACAAGAGAGCCATCTTCGGCTATGGCTACACTGGTGCGAACGTCTCAATGACCAACCTCGTGTCAAACACAGGCGTCGTTGCTAATGATGTGACGGGAGTAGGCACAGCGAGAAGCTCTCTAGCCGCTGCTGGCTACGGAACTGATAAGGCCATCTTCGGCTATGGCAACACTGGTGCGAACGTCTCGATGACTAACCTCGTGTCAAACACAGGTGTCGTTGCTGCTGATGTGACGGGTGTAGGGACAGCGAGATACGCGCTAGCCGCTGCAGGGTACGGAACTGATAAGGCCATCTTCGGCTATGGCAACACTGGTGCGAGCGTCTCAATGACTAACCTCGTGTCAAACACAGGTGTGGTCGCTGCTGATGTGACGGGTGTAGGGACGGCGAGATACGCGCTAGCCGCTGCAGGGTACGGGACTGATAAGGCCATCTTCGGCTATGGCAACACTGGTGCGAACGTCTCAATGACCAACCTCGTGTCAAACACAGGTGTAGTTGCTGCTGATGTAACGGGTGTAGGTACGGCGAGACGCTACTTGGCTGCTGCTGGCTACGGAACTGATAAGGCCATCTTCGGCTATGGCTACACTGGTGCGAACGTCTCAATGACCAACCTCGTGTCAAACACAGGTGTAGTTGCTGCTGATGTAACGGGTGTAGGTACGGCGAAAAGCTATATAGCCGCTGCAGGGTACGGGACTGATAAGGCCATCTTCGGCTATGGCTACACTGGTGCGAGCGTCTCGATGACTAACCTCGTGTCAAACACAGGTGTAGTTGCTGCTGATGTAACGGGTGTAGGTACGGCGAGATACGCGCTAGCCGCTGCAGGGTACGGAACCTGATATGCCTTCTACATTTAACAGCGAATTTAACTACCGCACGCAGGTTGTAGGCGAGACAATCTGGGAGAAGATAAAAACACTTAATGGCTTTTTTGAAGGCCGAGTCAGAGCTTGTGCGCTTGAAAAAGTAGGTGCTCTAAGGTATCAGGCAAAAGTCGAAAAGGTGAAGTGGCTAGAAGCGAAGGGTGGGCCACTACATGAAGTCCTTGAATTGCAGGCTGAGATAGTAGAGCTTGATTCCGTTGCCGAGTCAAGCAGGATAGCTTACGAACTAAATCGCGGAGAGGTGGAGATGCTCAAGCGGCTTCTGGCAGAAGCCTATGCCGTGGCGGAACCTACTAGGATTCCCGGCTACACCGACGAGCAAATGTACGAAGCGAATGCTGCCAACGAATTTACGGTATGGGTGGCTAAAGAGATTCAGGCGGAGATTATTGCCACTGGTCGGCCTTCACCTGCCAAGCTGCGTAATGCGATGAGCAATCCTCAAAGTTTCCACGCCCTGCAACAAATTGGGCTAATCCCAAAAGAGGCGGCGATGCTGTGTGGTAGCGATGACCCTCTGCGAATCGAATTGAAAACAATCTTATTGGAGCATTTAGATGAAACTTTGTAAAATCCTAGCGACTGATTGGGAGGATATGTTCGGTACTCCTAATAGCCCGATAGCGCATGACGTGGTGATTATTGCGCAGACCCCTAGTTGTGATGCTTTCCTCCTGCTGACCAACACGCTAACGCCGCAACTCGCCGAACAGGCTACAGTCCCGGAAGGCTTCGACTTCACTTACTGCCAGCAGTGGGGCAATAGCATAGATGTACCTCGGATTATATCTGACCTCCGTTCCAATGCATACCCACCGATTGCAAACTACGTTGATGCAATTGTCAAAGACGATGCGGGGCAGTTGCAAGCGTACACAGATGCGTGCCTTGCGGTCAAAGCGAAGTATCCGAAACCATGAGGGCAACGCAATGATGTACGACAACCTAAAATAAAGACAAAGACAAATGACAAATTCACACGAAACAATTACATCTCTTGCTAACACTGCCACGTATGGAGGTGCAGGAACAGCAGTGTTGTTTGGACTTAGCGCTAACGAGTTTGCAGCAATAACAGGGGCAGTAGTAGCTATTGTAGGATTAATTATTTCTTGGGTGTTTAAATTCCTTGAACGTAAGGATAGATTAAAACATCATATTATAATGGAAAAAAAGGTGAACAAATGATTGCTGCATTGTTGCCATTGATTGGCACTGTATTAGATAAGATAATTCCTGACCCTACGGCAAAGGCTAAAGCGCAAGTTGAATTAGCTAAGATGGCTCAAGATGGTGAGCTAGCTAAGATGGCTAATGAAACTGATTTGTTTAAGACAGAGCAGAATAACCTGTCTGCAAGACACCAAGCTGATATGGCTTCTGATAGTTGGCTATCTAAAAACATACGACCTATGACACTAGTAGCTATCTTTGTAGGATACTTTGTATTTGCTATGATGTCTGCCTTTGACTTAGATGCTAACGAGGCTTACGTGACTTTGTTAGGGCAATGGGGTATGCTTGTTATGTCATTCTATTTTGGTGGAAGAACACTAGAAAAGATTATTGATATGAGAGGAAAGAAAGGAGATTAAAATGCCAGCAGGAAAAGGAACATACGGTAAAAAAGTTGGTCGTCCACCTAAGAAAAAGTAATTGAAAGGTAACAATGAAAGCAATAACAACAGCAATTGAGTTTTTTTCTGAAGAAGAATTAAAATGCAAAGGCGATGGGACAATAAAACTAGACCCACGATTTGCTAAAGCGTTACCAGAGTTGCGTAGAAAGTGGGGAATGCCATTAACTCCCACCTCTGTTTGCAGAACACCTCAGCATAACGCAAAGGTTGGTGGTAATCCTAGAAGCCTTCACCTTACAGAGAACCCTAAGTGGCAAACCTTTGGTACAATGGCTGCTGACATAAGTTGGCGTGACTGGCACAAAGAAAAGAAACTAATGTTTGCTAAAACTGCATGGGAAATGGGATGGAGTATAGGCTTACACAACGGATTTTGTCATATAGACAGACGTTCTGATGCTGGATTAAATCAAAGCGTATTTTTATACGGAGAATGGGATAATGAATTTGAGGCTAAAGACATTACGTAATTGTTATGACTACTAACAAACCAATAGTACATTTAGTAATTCCAGACGTTCAAGCAAAACCAGATGTAGACTTTACTTTCCTAAGATGTTTAGGTAATTTCATTGTTAAAAAGAAACCAGACGTTATTGTTTGCATTGGAGACTTTGCTGACATGGAATCTTTAAGCACGTATGACAGGGGATTGAAGTCCTTTGAAGGGCGTAGCTACCAAAAAGATATTTGGGCAGCGAGAGAGGCTATGGATGCTCTCCTAGAGCCATTGTTTAGCTACAACAGGCAACGTAAAGCTAACAAAAAAGGATTGTATACTCCGCGCATGGTTCTAACTCTTGGCAATCACGAGCATAGAATTGACCGTGCCATTAACGAGGATAGAAAACTAGACGGGTTAGTTTCTACAGACGACTTACCGTATCAAGACTGGGAAGTTATACCGTTCTTAGAAGTTATTACTATTGACGGCATTGCTTACTCACATTACTTTACATCTGGCGTTATGGGTAGACCGATTACTAGCGCCCAAGCCCTGCTTACCAAGAAGCACATGAGTTGTTTTGCTGGACATCAGCAAGGTCGCATGATTGCTTATGGCAAAAGGGCAGACGGTAAAGAAATGACTTCAATTATTTGTGGCTCTTGCTTGCATCCTGACCACAAAGTATTAACGGCAGACTTGCGCTACATACCTATGCGCGATTTAAAGGTTGGCGACAAGCTCGTTAGTTTTGATGAGGGAACAACGGCTAGCGCGACAGGAAGCCGAAGCCATCCAAGGCGGTATAAAACTGGAACTGTTGAAGCTTTGCGTTTAATGCGAGGTGAAATGTTTGACGTAACACTGTCAAGTGGAAAGGTGTTTAGAGTAACCAAAGACCACCTCTGGTTTACTAAAAATACTGGCAGTTTATTTTCTTGGAAAACAACAGAGCAATTAAGAAAAACAAACCCATTAGTCGTTGGCAAAAAAGGTGGCGGAACTCGAATTGTAAAAATGCTAGATGAATTTGAACATGACCAGTCATGGGAATCTGGCTGGCTTGCTGGCATGTATTGCGGTGAAGGTAGCTTATATCACAGAAGGACAAATGGAGGCTCATGTATGCAGCTTTCATTATCGCAATCAGAGTCTCACAATCCTGCAACATGTAAACGAATAGAAAGCGCGTTAAAAAATATTTGTGGGGTTGATGTTGATAAAAACAAAGCATCTACTCGCGCTGTTAATAACTATCGAATTAAAGGTGGCACCAAGAATATAGCAACCGTTCTTGGAACAGTCAGGCCTCCCAGAATGCTTGATAAATTTATTCCAGAAATGCTTGGTGGGGTTGGTAATAAAAAGGAAAGTGAGCCTGAATGTATTGTGTCAATCTTGCCAGTAGGCGAGGATGATTATTTACAAATATCAATTGATGCAAAGACTATGATTGTTGAAGGATATGGCCATCACAACTGCTACGAACATTCAGAAGCGTACTTAGGCGCACAAGGTAACAATCACTATCGTGGGTTCTATGTATTGCATGATGTGCATGATGGTGCGTTTGATGAGATGGCTGTATCTATTAAGTTTCTAAAAGAACGTTACGACTATTAATGATTATCCCTATTGCATAGGGTTTAGTATAGACTTAATATATATACTAATAATTTAGCTTTTAAGCTATTAATAAACCAAGAAATATAAACATGTACATAGCGATGTGTACACAAAACAAAGGAATGTAAACATGTGGACATCACCAGCAGCAACTGAAATTAGACTAGGCATGGAAATTACAGCATACGTAATGACACGCTAATAAAATAAGCCCCCGACAACGGGGCTTTCTTATTTAACCTTCTTTATTTATTTATTCCTATCGTTGTCAAAGTAATACAAGTCTTTTAACAGCTCTGCATAATGAATGATTTTGTCAACGTCATTGATACCCCCCTTTTCTTTATGACGAGTGACATACTTAACAATGTTGCCTTCAATGAAGCCCAAGTCATTAGCAGTAATATATTCAATAGGCTGTATCTTTAGCTTTCTATAATGGTCGCCATTGACCTGCTTTTTAAGAGCGTCTTTTCTGTTTACATAATTTTCTGGTGTCATGTTAATCCCACCTACAAGTTGTGTTGCAATGCTTATTAAAACAACAGATCGTACAAACGGTAACCTTGCCACTTTCAGATGTTATCGTCTGCGTACTGCACTTACCTGTTGCGGGGGCTGTTAATTCTGTCATTGGTTCTGTTAATGCTGCTACTGATGCTATTGTTAATAAAAGTGCTACTATTAATTTGCTCATTCTATTTCTCTTTTCTAAAAACAGCTCGTAGTACAGTTTCCATTAAAGCAGCAAGTCGTACACATAACCATTCTGCCGTCAGCAGTCATAATTGTATGCGTAGTACACTGAGCAGACGCTGCCATTGATGCTACAAGTAAAGCTACTGCTAGTAATAATTGTTTCATTTTATTTCTCCATGTCTTTAAAAAGCCCTTGAGGTAATACATATCCGTATTGATTATTGTTCTTTGTGTTGACTAAATTAATACTGACCATACCATCTTGCTCCACTGAATAACAACCTTCTGCCTTTTGCTTAATACTTGTATCCTCCCCATAGGCTTGAAACAGCAATACATTACGCGGAGCTTCATACATAGTGCATGTGATGTCTGTGAGTGTAATAAACACCCCTTGTGTTATTTCTGCTATTTTCTCCACAGAGGTTGCGTGGGCGGTTATTGCTGTCATTGCTAGTAGTGCTAATAAAATTTGTTTCATTCTATTTCTCCTATACTAAAATGGTTTAATCGTTAATTCCACTGCCATTTTCTTTATGCCATTTTGCATGACAAAGCGAACATAGCCATCTAACAGTCATTGGGTAAGCGTAATCATCATGGTGTCCATGTATTCTTTTTTCATTTTCACCGCATGATTCACACTTATAAGATTTTAACAACTTGCCATCACGCACCGCATTCCCAACGAGGTGTGATGCAGCTCTTTTAATTAAATTGTTTTCAGCCCATTTGTCCTTTGATATTCTTGCGCGCAATTTACCTTCATCGGTTTTAGAATAATTAAATCTAGCTTCAACTCTATTTGGGTTATTTGCCCTTCCACGGTCATATTCAAGATAATAGTCTATATTTTTAAGTCTATTTTCTATTACATCTTTTTTATTACATTTCTTACATTTTCCAAGATGCCCGTCAGCCATCCCTTTATGCTTATAAAATTCGGCTAACGGTTTATCTATATCACATTTAAAACATACTTTAGAATCACACATGATTTGTACCTCGTGTTAAATACAAATCCATTATAGCATAATTCTAATTAAAAGGTATATCATTTTCTATATCTTCAATTGTTTTGGATGCAGGTGCTGGCTTACTAGCTGGCTCTGCTGTAGATGAATCCGACTTACTCCCTGTCAAAGTAACTGAATTTACACGCAAGCGTAGTGAAGTTTGTTGCTCACCTGACGAGGATTTGTATTTGTTTGTTGAAAACTCGCCAGTAACGCCAACCTTAATTCCTTTTGTTAAAATTGTAGCTAATGATTCACCACGTTTTCCAAACAAACTACAGTCCAACCAATCTGTCTGTGCTTTATCTCCGTAGCCACTATTCAATGCTACGCTAAAACTTAATACTGGTGAGCCGTCAGGTAAAAAGCGAAGTTCTGCATCTCTTGGTAAATTTCCCATTGCTGATAATACGTTCATGTGTTTCTCCTAATAATTAAATTTGTTATCGCTTGGTGTTGCTAAATACAGCCACCCATCAAAGTTTACTGGCAACGTATCTATTTTTAATGCAATGCCACCTTGCCGTGTTTCTGTTGTAATGCCTACCTTTGCCCAATGTGATTTTTTTTCTCCATCCTCGTCTTTATATGTGCCAATCTTTGCTACTACGTTTAACTGTTCTTCCATTATAAACCTTTCAACCGTTCAATAACCTGCTCAACTTCTAAGTTAAATTCAATAACTGCCTTTGTAATACCATCAATTACTTCATCATCACGCTCAACTCTTGAGATAAACAATTGCATATTTTCTGGCAGCTCTGGGCAATACGATACAAAGTCACACCACTTTCTGTCAGTACAGGCTAACTGCCATTGTATTTGCTTGATGTATTTTGCAGGTACTTGTTTGCCTAACAGCGTTTCAATGTGCGTCTTAGTCATAGGACATTTAATTTCAATCAACCCATCCTTACCTACAAGACCATCTGGACTAGCCCCTGACATACTTACAGTAAGGTGGTCACAAAATGAAACCTGCTCAACAAACACTTTGTTTTTAATCTCATAGGCAGACCTAGCAAAAGGCTCTAATTCTGTGCCACGTTGCATGTGTGAGTTAGTAAAGCTATCTGTAGGCTCGCCTAACAATCTCTCACACACAAGCTCTATGCGATAGTTAGACCTAGACTGAGATTCACCTGCTTTAATCTGTGACATTACATCTGCAATTCTACTAGCAGTTACTTTGCCTAAACGAAGCTGTTTCCACTCATCACTTCCCTGCTCTATTTGATTAGTCATTATTTTTTCTCTTCAAATAATGATGCCATTTCTTGCGCCGCTTTAACAACAAGAGCATGAGCTTTTTTGTCTTGCCCTATCTCTTGGATAACTGCCTTGTACACTTTCGTTAATTCATCGCGTGACTTGGTATCAGTAATCTTTTTAACTAGAGCTTCAATATCAACAGGCTCTTGCTCTGGCAGGTCTTCACCTGCGTAGATATACAATCCTATACCGTGCAGCGCAATCGCCTTTGCTAGACACCTTTGCATAGCTGTGTTGACATCCATTGCATTAGGATTAGGAATTGCTTTATTCTTATGGTCCATTACTGGCAGTTGTGCAGTCATTAATTTGCCAAAAGCTGTTACTTGACAAAACACCATCAACGTATCACTAAAACTAACTGGCTCACCATAACTCCAAGTAGCTGTAGGGTCATTACTTAATAACTGGTCTACTGCCCATGCCCATGACAGATAAGTTAAGTTGCCTTTCTTTTCGGTGTGTTCGTTTACGTTAATTTTACTTAGTTCTTTATACGTTACTGTCATCATATTCTCCAAATGTTTCGTTAAAATTACTTAATTGTTTTTTAAACCAGTTTGATTGTTCTTCCAAATACTGCTGGAACTCTTCTATTTCTTGTTGCTGCCGAAAATCAGCTCCGTCACTCATCATCTTCTAACCCCATCTCATCTAAAAAGTCATCATAAGAAATACCATCTTCCAAATAATTTAATAACATATCGCCATTGGTAATCGTATAGTTGTTATACAAACAAACTGTAAATTCATCTTCATATTTCATCTTTAACTCCTATTCCATGTTGTTGTTCAACTTGCTCAATCTTCTCTAACTCTTGTTTCATGTAGGCTTTGCACGTTCTCTCTATAGCATCTGACACCTCATAATAACCGTTATGTAGTTCATCATCAGGATGCGCTACTAGTAATTTCTGTCCGTTTTTTGATACATACAAATAAAATCCATTCTCTACTGCCAGCTGCTCTATTGTTTTATTCATAAAATCACCTTTTCCACATTACATGCATTGATGTTATCTGCCTTGATATGTAATGCCTTGATGCTATCTGCCTTGATGTTATCTGCATTGATATCCCGTGCCGTGATATTCCATGCCTCGATATTCCAATCGCATTCCAAGTTAAACTCAAACGTTACGTTATCATCTATAATTAGAGTTCCGTTAACAACATCTTTTTCTGCTTCTGTTCTCGATTTATAAGTTTTCATAATATCTCCACCACCCCATCTTTAACCAAACAAGCGTTTTTCCATGTATGCGCATGTGCGCCCTTACTAAATTTACAATCCATCAACTTGACTTCTTTAAGTTTTTTCAACTCAGCGTGGGCTTCGTTAATTTCTACTAAAGCTATAGAACAAAAGAATACAAACGCAGCGATTACTGCATAAATAAAATTAGTCATTTTGACTCCAATTTACTGTACCTCTTACCAAAAAGTTGGGGTCAGGCTTAATGCGTATTTCGTCTATATTCTCGCACAACCAATCTAAAGCATAGCTTGAGAGCTCTTTGTTAATTTCCCATTTCCCATCAGCATAAAATTCGACATCTTTATATTCTGCAATTGCCAGTAACTTCTCACTAATTTCTATATTTTTAAGTGCATCTATTTGTTTTTGCAATTCTTTAATTTCGTTATTAATAGTCATTTTCAGAATCCTCAATAATTAAATCATGTAGTTTGTCGATAACAACATCGGATAGTAACATTTGGATATTTGTGCTGCTATCTAATGTTTCGATAGAGAAAATATCCACGTCATAGCCAGCAGGACTGTCTCCAGTTCCGCACGGGTCATTTTCTTTGGTGAGTTTAAAATAAACGTCTAGGTCAACGTCATTTA